TACGGGTTTTTCCGCTTCAAACGTTCCGACCGCGGTCACCGCCATGGCGGTAACACTTGGCCAGCCGTTCACTTTAATCGTGTGGCGGACGCCATTCCTCTTGAGGTTGAGGATCTGCCCTGCCTTGGTCCGCGCGCCGGTGAGCTCGCAAACCTCCTCGTGGGATAGGAACTGGATGGTCATGAGCTGCTCCACGCCGCGCGCGGCGGCCGAAGGTGAGTACGGTTAAAGGGCGACGAATTGGCTATTGGGGTCGAATTGCTTCCCATCAGGGTCAGTCACCAATCTCGGTACATGCTGCTGGATGAATTCATCGAAACATTTTGGACAGTAACCGCCTTTTGCGGTCTCACGCAGGGCGTGCCCGGTGTAGTCGCATCTCGGGCACTTGACGGCGGCTGGAAGATTGAAAGCCATACGGATTCCTCGCCCGCCGTTAACCGGCAGGCTGGTAGGTGGAATGTGTAAATTTGGTGAGCTATGTTTGAAGCTTGCGTCTCATCAGCTGCCGAACTCCTGTCCGGTTCATTCGGTGGCTGGTGAGGCGGTTTGAATTCACCGCGGCCCCTTGTAGCAGTACACGTAGGCGAACCAGGCGAGGGCGATCATGGCGTCACCTCTCTAACCCAATCAGTGAAGCCAGCCAGAACCGGCTGAATGTTCTGGTCATCCGCCCAGCCGGCAAACCCGATAAATCCATCACAGTTGAAGGTGACAGCCTCCCTGTCGTCAAAGTAGGAAGCCTTGCATTTGATCTCGGCATAGCCTTCACGGACTACGGCGCGCTGACGACAGCGGAAAACCCCTCGCATGCATCCGCTTTCCTTCATGCGCAGATTTATCAGCGTGCGCAGTCGTTGAATGCTATCCGGGGTAATCACCGAATAATCGAGCTTTGCACTCTTGAACAAAGATCGAGCCTCGTCACGAGTCATGGCGTCACCTCGCGGCGTGCCCACCAGCAGACTGGGCCGTCGTCAGTATCGTGGATCGCCAACCAGAACCAGCCTTCGCCATCTGGGCGATCCGGCTCCCAGTAGCTGTAATCGGGATCGCCGGAGTCGAAGTACCGCTCAGCAACGGCCTCATCGGCGTACTCAAGGCGCACCTGCGTAACCGTCAATCCCTGTTCCGCCACCCAGGCTTTGCACTTGTCACCGTCGCCCTCGTCGAAGTCGGGCATGTCCGGATGTTGGAACGAGCCCATTTCGTCGCGCACGACCGGGGCTGGCTGGATCAATTTGATTTCTTTAGGCATGACTTCGTCCTTGCCGCTATAGCGGCTGACTTTGAATTAAAAAAATTGAGGGAAAGTGCCGAAAATTAAGATTTTCGTGGCGGAGTTAAGATTTTCTGTTCCTGTCAGGATGCGGCTGACTTTGAAGGGGAGGGGGTAACCGCTTATCGGGCGGCGTTGGTGAGTCGATGCATGTTTGTCACAGCAACGGCGGTCTACTACATTTGAGCAAACAGTCTAAAAGGGGCAGTTCATGACTTGTTTGATTTGTGGTGAGCCTGCAGTGTTAGTTAATGCTGACGACTATTTGGAAAGGGTTTGCCTAAAGTGTGGACAATACAGAGTCACCGGTGCGGCGCTTCTGCTGATGAAAGCCTACAACTGGCGATTCGACTTAGAGCTGGTTCGGAGGTGGATCTCCGAGAGCCAAGAAGCCGGACTTATCCCAACGATCGATTCGCACCAGGCAGCTTGCCTGATCGACGTTTAAGGCTGAATGGATCTAGTAGCTGGTCTTCTGTGGGCACGATTTCCTCCTTACCGATATAGCGACTGACTTTGAGAGAGGGGTGGTTGGCGTATCTACGATCGAATGGGTATGAACTATCGTCCTCACACCATACTCAACCGCCTGAGTGACAACAGTTACTCGATGGCGGTGTGCTCCGCCCAGGGCACCGACATGGCATCCATCGACGACTTCAGGATGAAATCACACGAGCTCCTTTTAGAGCTGGACGCCGCAACCATGGGAATGATGATGCTGGTGTCATCCAGGTGTGTTTCTGGAACTGAATGGGAAATTGCGACTAAGAGGCAGCACGACGCCTATCAGTGCTGGGACGCCTTTATGAATGCCCCACTCGCAACGGTTGACGGTAATTTTCCGCCTACTATTTGAGCTTCTCATTCGGTGTACTGCCATTTGGCTGACTTTGAAGGAGAGGAGTTTCGTAGCGGTCTTCGCGCTGGAACGGCTCGGCCGTGTTGTTGTCTGTGGGCATAGGGCGTACTTCGCCGGGTCTTACAGTGGAGCCATTAGCAAAAAGGGGGAGAGCGATGACCTGTTTGGTTTGCTATGAGCCAGCGGCAATTGTCGATGCTGGTGTCGATTATCAGGAAAGAATCTGTCCGAAGTGCGGGTACTATCGGATCACTGGTTCCGCGCTTGTGCTGATGAAAACCCATAAATGGCACTTCGACGTGGAATTAACGCGGAAGTGGTTTTCAGAACATCAGGGCACTAGGGCGATTCCAATCATCGATTCGAACCAGGCAGCTCGTCTGATTGACGTTTAAGCAGCGGCTTTTAAAGCTTCGATTATTCGTTGCCCGGCGAGAGGGGGGACCGCATTGCCAGCCATATGCATAGTCAGTCGATGATTGTCCGGGCGCTTTGTTTCGGCCGGGAACGACATGGCGGCAAGCGCCTCGTTCGCTGAGAGCATCCGCATCTCATCGCCGCGCACCAAGGCCCACCGGTCCAGCGTGGTGATGGTGCCGATCGGCCTGTCCAGGCTGCGACCGGTCAGCCCTGAGCCAGATCCGTAATAAGGCATGATGAATCGATCACCGAAGCGCTCCCGGCCATTCTTCACGCGCAGCAGCGTGGATTCAGCTCGGCCCGGCTTCTCGACCCTGCTCCACTTACCCGCGTCGAAATCGATAAAGGATGAAGCTGGAACATGCCGGCGCTGGTGAAGCTGAAGATTCAGCGGTGCTTTACTTCGGGTGCAGACCAGGAACAAACGGACGCGGTGCTGTGGAACACCGAGATCGGCGCAATCAACGACGTGCGGCGCGAGCATGTAACCGAGCGCTGCCATAGCCTGCGACCAGGCGGGGTACAAAGCCCAGTCCGTGAACTCCTCTACGTTCTCGACCAGGACCACTTCCGGCCGGTGGAACTCGGCAGCCGAAACAACCGCCCAGGCTGTTGACCGCGATGAGTCGTGCTGAGCGTTACCAGACTTCTTGCCGCGCGCCTTCGAGTGCCCTTGGCAACAAGGCGAGGCAAGCATGATGTCGTGGGCCGGCACCTTCGACCAGTCCGCTTGGTGCAAGTCCTGGCAGATGTGAATGGCGTCCGGGTGGTTGGCGCTGTGCCATTCAACCGCGACCGGCCAGTGGTTGGCGGCCCAGAGTACGTCGATACCGGCATTGCGGGCACCGGTTGACCATCCGCCGAGACCGGCGAACAAATCGATTGCTGTGGGCATTGTGGATCCTCGCTGGCTGGCGTGATTTGTGGGATTGAGCTATTGCTTCAAGCTGCATTTAATAAATAAGGACGGGAAATATGGAGATTGCAGCTTGGGTGGTGGTGTTGTTTTTCGCGGTCTCTTGGAGCGCAGGGGTGATCATTAATCCGCCGTTTCGCGTCAAGGCAACGATTGCAGCCTTGATGCACTGGTGGGTGCTCATAATCACAGTCGCTTTAACTGGTGTGAGCGTCTTTCACCTTCTGTGGTTGATGCCGCTTATCATTATTCTCTGCACGGCTGTGATGCAGATCGAACTGCGTAATCTACGCACCAAAGTCATGTCCATATTTTTAAAGTCGGCGGTATTAATCTGGCCTATCGCATTCCTACTTGTTCAGGCGGGACGTTAACGGCAGGGGCTGTGGGAAGTAACTCGAAATGCTGCGCAGCCTCGCCGGCTGGCGTGATTCGTTGAAGTGGGGTATTTGTGTTCGGCCCGGCATGGGGCCGGAAGAGGATCTTATGACAGAAAAAACGTCGGGTGCTTTTTATGCTGGTTTTCTTGACCAGTTGGGTAAGTTAGTTGTGGGCTCAGGCGCGATACTTGGATTGGCATATATTTCAGGGTGGGTTTATTGTATCTACTTCTACTGGATTTTGAACTCCTTGTGGGTCATGAACTTTATTGATCCTCAAGGCTTTTTACGGGAAGGGTTGCCTATAGTTTTAACTTGCACAGCGATGGCCGCTGTTTCCTTTTTCTCTTTTTCAGACTCTGAATACATGAAAGGGTTTGGAAATTTATTACTGTTCTGGGTCGGTACGATTGCACTTTTTGCGACGTTTATATCTACTTTGATCGGTAACGATATAGGTGGCATGGTCTGGGTCAATGGGCTGTTGGCACTGTTTTATATGATGTATTCATCCTCAGCGTTAGGGCTCGCAATCAAAATGATTGAGGAGGGTAAGCCTAGAATAAGTGTCCTGCTTGTATCCGCTTTGGGTTTAGGGTCGATACTTTTGATATTTCCTGTTTATATGGCTGATCAAAATGCGCGAGCATTGAAAATACATTCGCCTAGTCGGTCAGTCGTTGTAGATGATAAGGGTAGCGTGTTGGGTGTTTTGATTAACTCAGTTGCAGGGAAGTCGTTGATATCTGATTGTAAAAAACCAGATCAAATGTTCATTGCTGAATTGAGTTCGTCATTGAAGATTCGACCTGAAAAGGATAACTGCCTGTAATAATAGGTCTGTTTAGGCTGATTTTTCCGGTTCAAAAATCTTATCCTCTGGTTCGCCAGGCGAGTCGTGCAGTAGTCGAAGGCTTTTGTTTCGAAAAACCTTCGACACTTTCTCATCAATAATAAAAGGTGTCGTGACACAGCGAAGCATCTTGGCCTGGATCTCGAAGTCGGCGGCGATCAGGTTCATCAGCAACAGTTGGTAAACCTCCTGCTGATTGTTGATGCCGTGGGCCTTCATGACCTTCTTGAGGTCCGGTTTGAACACCCCTGCCACCTCAACCGTAAACTTCTCGATGCCCAGCGCAGCATTTTTCGCTGCTTCCTTCTCGCGCTTCTTGCGCTGCTTTATGGCTTCCGCCGTTGGCTCCTGCTGTTCCTCGGCCATGGCCTACCTCTTCAATCCCGTGGGCCGGTAGATCCAGCCATGTCTGTCGTCGGCGCTGGCGCACCTGGTTGTTCATTCGTTTCATGCTGATGCCGGGAAGTCGAGCGAGTAATCGGCGATCAGCCGGCGGCATAGCGTTTCGCTAATGCCGAGGTGCCTGCTGGCCTTATACCTCGTCATGCCGGACGCTTTGCACTCCATCAATTGAGTGGCCAGGGCGGCTTTTTCGTCGTCGCTGATAAGCCGTCCGCGCTTGCTCTTTGGCGCCTCGATGTTCCGATAACCGTAGGCCGGCTTAGTCACTTGAGTGATACCGGGACTGTCCTTGCCAATGCCCATTGGGATCAACTGGGCCTGCCCCCCAGAAGCAAAGAAGGCAGCTTTCGCCGCCTCCAGTCCACTCTGCCGCTTTGCGGCTTCTTCGAATGCTTGGTCCATGTCAGGCACCGTTTAAATGGTGGAGGGGCGCGAAGGGGATGTCGTCGTCGAAGCTGTCGGGCGGCGCGGCCTGCTGGTTTTGCGCTGGCCGGTTTGCCGCCTGCTGCCGGGGTTGCTGTGGCCTGGACTGCTGCTGCGGTTGATTGGCCGCCTGAGGCGGTGAGCCGACGAACTTGATCAGGATGATTTTGCCGGTCAGCTTGAAACCCTCACCGCCGCCGGTCTTGGCGTAGGTTTCGATGTGGGCGTCGTCCATGGTGAAGTAGACCTGCTGGCCCTTGAGCAGGTAGGGCGCCATGGCTTCGGCCTGCTTGCCCCAGAGGGTGGCGTCAACCCATTGGGTCGGGCGCTTGCCGTCCTGGCCTTTGCGGCCGTAATCGCAAGCCAGCGCCAGATTGATCACGGGGTCACCGCTAGGGGTGAAGCGCAGTTCAGCGTCACGACCAATGCGGCCGACGTCGGTAAGTGTTGGCATGGAATTTCCTTAAGCGGCGATGCCGAGCACGCGGTTCATGCGCTCGTCGAGGATTTCGTAGAAGGTTTTGACGCGTTCGCTCATCTTGCGAATCATCACTTCGTCGCGGTAGGCACGCTTCACGAACAGCTTCATGCCCGGCCAGTAGCTGACGAAGTCGATCCACTCGCGATCCGACACCCACAAGCCGCCCTGGCACTGCGCGACATGCTCCTTGGGAATCTCGCCGGACAGGATCACTTCCACCTGAAACTTCGGCAGCTTGGTCTTGATCTCGCACAAGCCTTCTTCGCCGATCAGCGAGTCAGGCGAGTAGCCGATGCCGTGGTTCAGGATGATGCCGACCTGCTCGGTAGTGACGTCCAGTTGCGACTGGTACAGGCCGCGGGCAATGCCCTCGTATTCATGGCCGCGCTCGGTGTGGCGGTTACCCTGGAACGGGTCGGCGGCTTCGCCGGTGATGCGCTCGCCGATCAGCGTGTTCATGTAGGTGAATGCGCCGGCGCCGAAGCCTGCTTCGCCCTTGCCGTTGACCAGCAGAGTGTCCAGCTCCGAGCAGGTCACGATGCCCAGGCGCAGATCCAGCCACTCTTGAGTCCCTTGCTCAACGTTACTGATGATTTTCATCGTCTTTCCCTTCGGTGGTTTTGCTGTTTTGGGTGGCTGACTTGGTGAGCATGGCCAGTACCTGGTCAAACATGGATTTCTCAACGGAGGTCGGCGTGCCGTGGATGCCGGCGAAAACGGACTTCGCTTTGTCGCTGCACTTCTCCAGCAGCATGGCGAGCTGCGCAGCCTGGGCCGAGGTGACACGCGGGGTGATCTTGGCGGCCGGGCCGTTGCCGTCGTCGTCTTCCCCGGTAGTGGTGATGTTCAGCAGTAAGCCCGCGGTGTACCGCTTGCCGTAGCTGACGCTGGAGGCCACGGCTTGCACGCCGTTTTTGCTGCCCGATGCATCGACAGGCAAGACGATCGAGGTGATTTCCCGATGCCCGGCGCGATGGCTCAGCACGCCTTCAACCTCGATGCCTCGCTCGTTGCGAGGGGTGCGAAAGGTAAGGGCGAAGCCATACTTGGCCATCACCGGCTTGATCATTTCGTTGATGTCTTCCCATAGCGCGTAGGTGCTCTGGATGCGGCCGCTTTTGTCCTTAATGCCGCCGCGCTCGCCAATCACCGGCATTTCTTCCTGCATCTGGGCCAGTGCATCGTCGTACTGCTGCTTCGCCTGCTGGGCCTGGAAGCGTTCGTGCATCAGCATCAGTCGTTCCATCTTGTCGATGTCAGCATCGGGGCTCATAGCCACCTGCTGGATGATCGACATGATGGTCGCCGACTCGGTTTGGATGGCCGGCAAGCGCTCGACCTGGTCTTTCACTGCAAGATTGCTCATGGCGACCTCAGTATTGAATTGAAATGGCGGGGATCTGGCGGCTGGCGATCAGCGTGATTGCTTGCTTCGCGCATTCTTCGGTCATGCCGCCCCTCACGAAGGCTTGAAGGGCCGCGAGGTTGATTGAGCGGCGGTGCTCTTTGTCCTGTTCGCGCAACCGCTCTTGCCGCAGAATTTCGTCAGCCGCTGCTTTCTGGCGGGCCGCTTCTTCCTGCTTGGCTTGCTCAACGGCTGCCTTCTGGCTTTCGACGGCTGCCAACCGATCGCGCTCCGCTTTCTGCTCGGCCTCGATCTGTTCGCGCTTGGCTTGTTCGGCCTTGCGTTCGGATTCAGCGGCTGCCAGCTTCAGGTCACTTTCGCGCTTCTCGGCGGCGGCCTTCTCATCACGGATGCGCTGTTCCGCAGCTTCACGCTCAAGCCGAGCTTTCTCTTCTGCTTCGCGAGTGGCGCGCTCGGCAGCCTCGCGGGCGATTCGCTCTTCGTGGTCCTTCTTGTCGCGCTCTTCCTTCTCCTTGCGCAGTCGCGCCAGTTCCAGCTGCTCTGCTTCGTATTGCTGGCGGGCGGTGAGGGCAGCGCGAAGCACCCCCAGTGCCTTGTCCTTGGCGCGAGCGGCTTCCGGCTCGAACTCTTCCCAGTCATCACCCATGGCAACTGCTTCAAGCTGAGCGACGCGGTCGGCCAGATCTTCCGCGGTGATGCCGTCCAGATCGACGGCCAGCAGCCGGATGCGCTCAATGGCGTCGTTGTGCTTATCGACCCGGGCGTCCTCTGCGGCCTGCCATTCGTTCAGTGGTCGCCGAACCTCATCCTGCCATGAGTCCAAGGTGTCGCGAACGCGTTTGCGCTCGGCGTCGATCTTCTTCGGCACTTCCTTCAGATCGGCGACCAGCTTCTTGCCGACGTCGTCCAGCGCGGTTTTGGACCGGGCAACCTTGTAAGCCATGGAGGCGATCGCATCGCGACCCTTGCGGGTGCTGATGTCCGGCGTGAAGCCGTCGATCTCGGTGCGGATCTTCTGTAGCCAAGGCTCAAGACCTTTTTCAGCGGAGTAGACGGCGAGGGCGGTTTCTTGCGGCGGCACGACGGCCAGTTCGGTATTTGCGGACACGGGGAATCCTTGCCGCGATGCACGCAGCGTTTGAAGGTGTGAGTTATTGAGTGAGCTGGCCGGAGTAGGCGCTTGCCAGCATCCAGGCAGTGAAGAAGAGCAGGGCGATGGCTGGGCCGCGCCAGAACCAAAAGCGCTTTGCGCGCTGATAGGAAGTCATGGCCGAACCCTCACCGCGATCCGGCCGCCTTTC